GGCGGTAATGGTTCGCTGGGAGTACCGAGACATCTGCGACACATACGAACAAGCGAAGGAGCGAGCCGACGCGATCACCTACTGGGACGACGACGATCTTGTGACGGCATCCGTGCAGCCGCTCTACCGCTCGCCAACGCTGACAGAATGCGAGCGCGTGGCGATGCGCTTTTTCTTGGAGAAGCACAGGAAAATCCAGAGGGAGGGAGAAAACTACTGCTGTCTGGAGGCAAGCCCGCACGCGGATGCGATTCAGGGTTTGCTGGAACGATTGGCCTGAGAACCAGTGTTTATGCAGACCCTCGTAGCCACCCTCGGTGCTGCATAGTACGCCGGAGAATCGCTCCGTACGGCCGCGAGACGCGAGGCCGGGGTGTTATCGAGTTCCGCATAGTACGCCGGGAGAGACCTGAGTGAGTTCCCACCTGATCGCATTGACCGGCTGCATCTACGCCTACGTCTGCCTTGAGCAGCTCTATCGTGGCAACGTGCCGATGGCGGCAACCTACGCCGGGTACGCCTTCGCGAATATCGGCCTTTGGATGATGGCGTCCCGGTGATCCGGCCCTGCCGTAAAATGGGGGTAGCGGCACACGGCAGCGGAGGACGCTCATGGTCGATGGACTCACGGACCAAGCCAGGGCGTACATCCAGTCGGCGGTAGCAGACATGAACGCCGCAGGCGTTACGGTGACGCTCGCCGAAGAGGACGGCAACGCCTACGGAGGCAAGCTCGGAGGGTATTTCGATGAGGATGGGCCAACATTCTTCGTGGCCCGGGCAGTGTCGCCCCAGGTCTGGCTTTCGGTGTTCGTTCACGAATACCAGCACTACCGCCAGTGGCGTTCCAACTCGCCGACGTGGCTGGCCCGCCTAGGCGGGGACTGTTGCGCCTGGTACCTCTTCGACGCATGGCTCCAGGGGGTCGTCGAGATGACCCCGCAGCAACGAGACGACGCGATCCGCATGATCCTGGAGTGTGAGCGTGAGTGCGAGACGATGGTCCTCGCAGAGCTTGCCGCGAATCCCTGGCTCGGGCTGTCGCTCGACTGGTACCACCGGGCAGCGAACGTGTACCTCGCCTGGTACGGGGTCTGCAGGCTGACCCGCCAGTGGTATCAGCGTTCGCCATACGCAGACGACAACCTCGTCTCGCTGATGCCTGGCGACCGGCTGCTGACCATCGACGAGGCGATCCGGCCGACGCCTGCGGTCCTGGGGGCGATCGCGGCGAAGGTGTTCGCGGACGTGGCGTGACGCCGTCCGGCTACTGAACACTGGTACACTGGTGATAGGGACGCGAATCCCGCGTCTCTCGCCGGAGTACGCCAGTGTCCGCAGCCGACGACATCCTCGCCGCAGTCGCCGCAAATCTCGCGCAGCCGAAGCGTGCCCGCACGGACGCCGGCGAGGTGGAGCAGCACAGCCTGCCGGACCAGATCGCGGCCGCGAAGTTTGCGATCCAGCAGGCAGCCGTGAACCGGTCTCCGTTCCGGGCGCTGCGGTTCGCGCAAACGATGGCGAGCAACGCCAACGGCTCCGCTGATCCGGCCACGGCCGCCGCCCTCTATCCGCCGCCTGGCGTTGACGGTCTCCCGGGGTATCCGCCCTCGTGAAGTTGTTCTCCTGGTTCAACAAGCCGCCCAAGCCCGCCGCCACTCCGGCGGTGCGATCGCGGTACGACGCCGCCCAGACCACGCCCCTCAACCAGCGGCATTGGGCTCAATCGGATTGGCTGTCGGCCGACGCAGCCCTGCACCCAGGCATCCGCCGGACGCTGCGGGTGCGGGCACGCTACGAAGCGGCGAACAACCCGTATCTCGCAGGGATGCTCTCCACGCTCGCCAGCGACACGATCGGCACCGGACCCCGTCTGCAGATCGACGTGCAGGGGGCCGACGACGCCAAGCTAAAACAGGTGGAGCGGGCAGTCGAGGAATGGTCTTGCTACATCGACCTCGCCGGCAAGCTCCGCCGGATGCGGCGTGCCCGTGCCCTCGACGGCGAAGCGTTTGCAGTCATGCAAACCAACCCGCGGCTCGGCGACGGCGTGCAGCTTGACCTCAAGCTGATCGAGGCCGACCAGGTCGCCAACCCAACGTGGATCCTTGAGCTGGGTGCGATCGACGGCCTGCGTCTTGACGACGCCGGCAACATCGTCGAATGGCACGTCATGCGGAATCACCCCGGCAGCCTCACCTGGAATAGCAACCAGGGCGATTGGGTGTCGGCCGATCGGGTGCTGCATTGGGCAAATATCCTTCGCCCCGGGCAGCACCGCGGCGTCGGGGAAGTGGTGCCGGCCCTCGAGCTGTTCGCGATCCTGCGGCGGTTCACGATGGCCACGGTGACGGCCGCCGAGACGGCCGCCGACTTCGCGGCTCTCATCCACACAAACAGCCCCGGTGGCGACAACGGTGCGGCCGAGATGCCGGCGTGGGAGACGATGCCGATCGTTCGCGGAACGATCATGTCGCTCCCCGATCAGTGGGATGCGACGCAACTCAAGCCGGAGCACCCGACCACCACGTATCCGGATTTTGAGAAGCGATTGGTCAACCAGATCGCTCGCTCGCTGGATATGCCGTACATCGTGGCCGCGATGGATTCCTCGGCTGCGAGCTACTCGTCCATGCGGGGCGACTACCTCGTGTATCGCAAGGCGATCGCCACGCTGCGGGCGGACCTCGAGCGGCACGTCCTGGATCGCCTGCTCGCGGCTTGGCTCGACGAGGCGGCCTTGGTGCCGAATCTGATTCCCCGCGGCCTGCCGCCGATGGCCCAGTGGACGTGGAGCTGGACGTGGGACGGGTTTGAGCACGTCGATCCGTCGAAGGAGGCGAGCGCGCTGGAGACGGCTCTGCGGACGCACACCACGACGCTCGCCGCGGAGTACCAGAAAAAGGGCAAGGACTGGCGGGCTGAGTTGAACCAGCGGGCGCAGGAGATCGCCGTGATGAAGGAGTTGGGTCTGTTCGTGGACCTTGAGCCCGAAGACACGAAGACGGAGGCCGTGCCGGCCGAATGAGCACCACCACCAACACCAACGCCGCCCCCAGCCGCCTCACGCTGTCTGCCGACTTCGCCGTGGCCGCCGCCGCGTCGGATGATTCGCAGCCGACGTTCCGGCTCGTTGCCTACACCGGGGCACCGATCCGCCAGTATTGGTCTCGGAACGCCTTGGTCCTCGACCTGGCCGGCATGGACCTGTCGAACCAGACGATCCCGATCCTGTTCGGACACGACGCCTCTCTGGAGTCGGTCGTCGGCCAGGCCACCGCGGTCACCAGCGACGGCTCCACGCTGATCGTGGAGGGCGTGGTGCTTGGCGTCAGCGAAACCGCTCAGCGGGTTCTGGAGCTTGCCCGCCGCGGTATGAAGTTCCAGGCGTCGGTCGGTGCCGACGTGGGCCGCATCGAAAACATCCAGGCCGGCGAAAGCGTGCAGGTGAACAACCGCACGTTCGCCGGGCCTGTCTCAATCGTTCGGGGTTCCGCACTTCGCGAGACCTCGATTGTCTTGATGGGTGCCGACGGTAACACGTCGGCAGCCATCGCAGCTTCGCAGGAGGTTGATATGGCGGACAACGCCAACCAGACGCCCGACGAGACGAACGTCTCGGCGGAAGCCACGGCGACGGTCGCCGTGGAGACCCCCAAGACCGAAATCGTGGCGACCGCTCCGGCGGCTCCCGCGATCGACAAGGAGCAGCTCGTGAAGGAGATCAAGGCCGACATTCTGGCGGACCTTCGTTCGTCTCGCGCCCCCGCGGCCCCGGCGATTCACGTCGCCGAGCCGGTGGACGGCGTGAAGGTGGTGGAGGCCGCCCTGTGCAAGCAGGCTGGCCTTCCGCACATCGACAAGTCGTTCGACGGTCGGACGCTCGAAGCGGCGGACAAGGTCGTGCGTGACGTGTCGATCTCGCAGGTGTTGCTGAAGGCCGCCAAGGCCAACGGCTACGCCGGCAGCGACCGGATCACGCAGGCCAACGTCATGCCGATGCTGCAGGCGTCGTTCGCGACGCACGACATCAGCAACCTGCTCATGGCCCTCGTGAACAAGTTCCTCCTCGCCGGTTTCATGGCCGTCGAGCGTTCGTGGCAGGAGATCGCCGCGATCCGCAGCGTTGCGGACTTCAAGGCGATCAACCTCATGCGTCTCAACGGGTCGATGAAGTTCCAGAAGATCGGCAACGCCGGCGAACTGAAGGTCGCCGCTGTTTCCGATTACAAGCGATCGGTGAACGCCGATACGTGGGGCATCACCACGCAACTGACTCGGCAGGACATCATCAACGACGACCTCAATGCGTTGTCGATGGTCCCGCAGAGGATGGGTCGTGGTGCCGCCCTGGCGATGAACGACACGATCTGGGCGGAGTTCCTCTCCAGCAACTCGACGTACTACCAGAGCGTGACGGCTGCGGCCGGCAACGCCCTGGCCTACGCCGGGCTCGAGACCGCCGTGACGTCTTACCGTCGGCTCAACGATCCGGACGGCAATCCGCTGTCGATTGCCCCTCGGATCATCTTGTGCCCGCCGGAGCTGGAGCCGAAGGCCGTGCAGCTGATGACGCAGTCGGCGCTCATCACCACGTCCTACGGTGGCACGTCGAGCAAGGTGGTCGAGCCGTCGGCGAACCCGTTCGTCGGGCGGTACAAGATCGTCACGAGCAACTACCTCCCGGCTGCGGGCACGGTTGCCAACTCCACTTGGTGGCTGCTCGCCGATCCGGCGGACCTCTCGGCCCTCGACGTGGTCTTCCTCAACGGTCAGCAGGTGCCGACCATTGAGCAGGTGATGATCGACTACCAGCTCCTGGGCGTCGGTCTCCGTGGCTACATGGACTTCGGCGTCATCAAGAGCGAGCCGCTCTCGTGCCTCCGGATGGCCACTGCCTGACCGTGATAACCGTGGCCGGGCGGCGGTGGATTGTCCGCCGCCGCCCGGCATGACCAACCAACCACTCCAGTTACGAAAGGTTCACTCTGATGGGTGCGTATTCTCAGGAAGGCGACCTGCTCGACTACACGCCGACCGGCGCTGTGGCGGCGGGCGACGTGGTGCAGATCGGCACGCTCGTGGGCGTGGCTCCGCGGCCGATCGCCGCCAATGCCCTCGGGGCCGTGGCGGTCGATGGTGTGTTTTTCTTCCCCAAGCCGACCGGCGTGGCCTACCCGCAGGGCACGAAGGTGTACTGGTACGGCAGCAACGCCGTCACCGGCGTGACCGGCGTCCAGGCCGGCTACGTGGCGAAGGCCGCGGCTTCGGCCGACGCGACGGTGCCCGTGCTCCTCTGGCCGGGTTCGTGATCGACCCCACGCAAGGGACCGGGTACGGCCACGCTACCGGCCGTGCCCGGTCCTCTTCGCTTTCTGGTGAACGATGCAGGATGTGATCGCGGCAGCCGAGACGTGGTTTCGTTCGCAGCGGCGTGAGCACCTTGCGACGGAGGTTTCGTACCAGCCGGTCGTCGGGCTGACTCGCAACGTCCGAGCAACGGTCGTCGTGGGCCAGTGGGAATCGGTGGATTCTGCAGGCCAAATCCTACGGACGGAAACCCGCGACTTCCTCGTGGATACGACCGATCTCGCCCAAGATCCAAAGAAGGGCGATCGCATCGTCTACGGCGACGTGACGTATGAGGTGATGGTGCCGCCCGGTGCCCAGCACCATTGGCGGTGGTCGGATCGAAATGAGACTCTGAGGCGAATCCATACGATGGTTGTGTCCGGTGCCGCAGCCGCCGCAAATGACACGCTCCTCGTGCGTGCGGTCGGTGCGTCCACCGCCGCGGCGATCACCGACGCCGAGATTGTCGCCCAGCTCACGCTTGACCTCGGTACGGGCCGGAGTATTTCGCGGCAGTTGACGGCGGCAGCCGCCTATCTCTACATCGTGCTGCCGGATTCGTTCGGCGCCCCGCTGGTCGCGGTGAACGGTTTCCGCGTCACGGCGTTCCAGTCAACCTCCCGGTCGATCACGTTTAGCGGCCAAACCTCCAAGCCCTACACGATCTACCGCTCGACCTACCCCGTGACCGGCAGCGTGCTTGTGGAGGTGGCGTGATGGCTGGCATTCCCGGAACCAACGTCGTCGCCCCGATCGTGCCGCTGGACACGGTGGACGTGCACCCGACCCACGTCGCCACCTATGGCAAGGGCGGCTACCGGACGGTGGCCACGAATACCGACCGCGACGCGATCGCCACGCCCCGGCGTGAAGAGGGAATGCTGGTGTTCGTCTCGAGCACCGGCAAAATGTGGCGGCTTGGTGCAGATCTTGCGACGTGGACGGAATACGCTGGTGCCGTTGGGGCAACCGGGCCGGCCGGCAGTGCAGGTCCAACGGGTCCGACTGGCAGCCAAGGATCGACAGGGCCAACCGGGCCTTCGGGCAGTGCGGGCGTGACCGGGCCGGCAGGGCCGACCGGGCCAGCGGGCACGACGACCTGGGCCGGGATCACCGGCAAGCCCTCTACGTTCGCGCCTGACCTGAACGGCGAAGTGACATTCGTCGGCGACAACGGAACAACCGGCTCGATAAACGGCGGCCTCGCGTTTTTCCAAACGCTTGCATTCGCAAACGCGACATCTCAGACGACGGCCTTCACGTCAGCGCTAAAGACGAAGCTCGACAACATCGCGACTGGGGCCACGGCCAACGCCACCGACGCCCAGCTCCGCGACCGCTCGACGCACACCGGCACGCAGGCCGCGGGCACGATCACCGGGCTCGCGGCCGTCGCCACGAGCGGATCAGCGTCGGACCTTGGCTCGGGAACTCTCCCGGTCGCGAGACTCTCGCTCGCGTCGCCACCGGCAATCGGAGGCACCACGCCGGCGGCGGGGACGTTCACGACGCTGGTTTCGACCGGCCGGCTCAACGCGCCGTCCGGTGCAGGCGGTAGCCCCGCGGCCCGCGATGTCTACGCGGTGGAGGACACGCTGCGGTATCGAGATTCGACGAACACCGAGCGGCTCCTGCTCAACAGTGCCGACAACCTGGCGAACCTCGCCAGCACCGCGACTGCCAGGACGAATCTTGGGCTAGTCGCGATCGCGTCCAGCGGCTCCGCAAGCGACCTCTCCACCGGCACGCTCCCCGCCGCGCGCCTGCCGGCGACCACCGTCACGGCTGCGGCCTACGGGTCGGCGTCGTCGGTCGCGACGTTCACCGTGGACGCCGACGGCCGGCTGACGGCGGCTGGCTCGACGGCGATCTCGGTGGCCGCGCCGGCGATCGCCAGCGGCACGATCGCGACGGCTCGGCTTGCCAGCGGCACGGCCTCGAGCTCGACGTTTCTCCGCGGCGATCAGACATGGAACGCGCCGACGGCGACCGATGTAGGGGCCGCGTCACAGGCCGCGATGTATGAGTTCACATATTCAAGCAAGGCAGCCGCGGCTACTGGATCAAACGGATCGTACACGCTGGCACTACCAACTGGTGCGAAGGTCGTCGAAGTTCTTGCGATCGGCGCAGGTGGAGGCGGCGGAAGCGGAAGGCGTGGTGCCGCTGGAAGCGCAAGGTATGGCGGTGGCGGTGGAGGAGCAGGGTCCGCAACGCTGGTAACGCTGCCAGCAAGCCTCGTGACGACATCGCTGTCGATCAGGATCTCTGCTGGCGGCGCTGGAGGCGCTGCCATCACTGCTGACGACACGAACGGAAACAACGGATCAAGCGCTGGCCTATGGAGTGGCGTGTTTTTCAACGGCGCTAGCATCTACACGGCACAGATCCTGGCTCCGGACGGTTTTGCGGGGTCCGGCGGAACTGCGGCTTCGGGCAGCGGTGGGTCATTTGTCAGCAATAACTCAGACTCGTTCAGGCCAGCGCAGTCGGGTGGTTCGTCAAGCGTCGCTGCAAGCGCTGGATCGACCACCGCGGCAACCGGGTACGCAGGCGTGCCTGGCGCTGGAGGAGGTGGAATCAGCACTGGAAACGTCGCATACAGCGGAGGCACTACGCAGAACGGCGGGCCGCCAAACGTATCTATGCAATCCGCGTTTCTTGGCGTGAACTACGGAAGCCAAACGATCCGCACCGGCGGAAATGCCTCGACGACTGCCGCAGGAGGCACCGGCGCTGACGGCTACAACTACGGCGGCGGCGGCTGCGGTGGTGGTGCGTCTGCAAACGGCTACGCAAGTGGCGCTGGCGGCAACGGGGCGAGTGGTTACGTTCGCATCACCGTGTGGTTCTAAGCATGAGCAGTCTCGCAATCATTGACTCCGAAGGCCGCGTGGTCACGTTCGTAAGAGCTGACGCTCCCGAAAACTGGGCACCGCCGGAGGGATGCACGGCGGTGCCGTCCGAGCAACTATCAGCAGGCTGGCGGCACGCGCCAGACAACAGCCCCGTCCCTACGACGATCTCGCCCCGTCAGGCCCGCCTTTGGCTGGTGCAGCATGGCGTGACGCTGGCCCAGGTCGATGAGGCGATCGCGTCAATCTCGGACACCGTTACCCGCGAGACCGTCCAGGTTGAGTGGGAGTACGGCTCCGAAGTGCATCGCGCGAGACCGTGGCTGGCGGCTCTCGGGCCTGTGCTCGGGCTCGACGACGCCACGCTCGACCAGGCGTTCCGGGAGGCGGCGACGCTCTGATGCCTGCCCGCGTCGAGCGATGGTCGCCGCCGCGAATGACAGTGTTTTCCGCATGAAATCCCGGGGTTTACGGCCACGGGTATTTCGATAGCCTTGCTGGTGAACAGGTGAACACATGATTGAACACCTCCACCGCATCGCCGCTCACGCCTACTACGTCGGCGAGGAAGCCGCCGGACGCCGGGCGTGCGAACGCCTGTTGCGGCTGCCGCTGTCTCCGGAGAAAGAAGAGAAGGTGCGGGCGAACCGCACTTGGTACACGCAGACTATTCGCGATCTTGGAGTGGACGCACGGTTCCGCCGGATCGAAGTCGCACCGGCCGCACCTGGGTGGTCGCTGTTCAACCCGTGCGTCGTGATCCACGACGGCCGGATGCTGGTCAACGTCCGGTCGTCGAACTACCAGATCGTTGGCGGTCGGTATGTCATGCCGCCGGAGGACCGCGAGACGATCAAGACGCGAAACTGCTTGTGGGATTTGTTTCGCGAAGAGCTCTGCTATTGGGACGCCGATTACGAAACCACCGGCTTCCCGGTCGAGGGGCTCGAGGACGTTCGCCTCAACTCCGTTGACGGGGAACTGATCGCCTCGGCCACCGTCCGCAACTGGGCCGGCCTTGACGGCACCTGCCGAATCGGAGTCGGCCGGATGGAGCGAGTCGATCGGATCGACGGGCTGCGCGTCCACGCAACAATCGACGGCCGGCACGAAAAGAACTGGATGCCAATCACCGGCAGGAAGCAGTGGGTCTACCACTGCAACCTTGAAGGCCGGACGTGCCTCGTCCGGGAAGATGACAACGACTGGACCGTGACGGCTCACGCCGAGGCTCCTCCGGTGTCACGCGGATTCCGCGGCGGCTCGCAGCTTGTCGAACACCCGTGGGCACCGGGCTTGTGGTGGGCGATCGTGCATGAAGTGGCGGCCGTGAACGGCCGCCGGGTCTACGAACATCGGTTCGTGACGTTCGACGAGAACCAGGATTGGAAGATCGTCCGGGTGTCGCCGGCTTTCGCGTTTCGCGAAACGCGGTCGATCGAGTTCTGTGCAGGGCTGGCCGCAATCCCGTGGGACAAAGGTTCGCTGGTCGCATCGTTCGGCGTCCGCGACGAAGAGGCATGGCTGGTGTATATGCCGGTCGGCGACGTGGTCAACATGATGGTGGACGCATGGGAGTGACGACCTCCGCGGCCTGGACCGAGCGAGTACGCCACACGCTGGAAAGCAACTGGCGTGAAGACGATTGGTTCGGCTGCGACTCGCGGGTGATCTTCCACTACGCCGTGAAGGGCGAGATTTTCCGCCGGTACAAGCCACGCCGCGTGATTGAGATCGGCACCCGCTGCGGCTACTCGCTGCTGACGTTTCACCAGGCGGCACCTGGGGCACGGTTCCTGTGCATCGACGGGGCGATGGACGCTGACAGCTACGACTGCCTCGCCCACTGGAGGCGTCTGGTGGAGAAGCACGAGATCGACGCCGAGCTGGTGGTGGTGGACAGCCACGCCATCAAGAGTCTGCCGCCAGCGGACTTCGCCCACGTTGACGGGGACCATTCCTACGAGGGTGCCTTGGCCGATTTTCGGCTGGTGGCTGCGAGCAAGGTGATCCTGGCAGACGACTGCGACAACCCGGCGGTGAAGGCCGCGGTGGAGCAGTTCGCGAGGGAGCAAGCCTGCGTGGTTGAGTATTTCGACGATGGGCTGCGGAAAGGGGCGGTGCTGACGTGAGCAACGAGATGTTTTGCATCATCGTGATCGTCTCGTACCTGTTTTTCATGACGTTCATTTCCAGGAGTGGCGTCGAATGAAAGTCGCCATCTACGCCCTCGCTCGGAACGAAGCCGCCAACGTCGAGCGGTGGGAGGCATCCTGCCGGGATGCCGACTGCCGGGTGGTGACGGACACTGGCAGCACTGACGAAACGGTAGCGTTGCTCACGGCAGCCGGCGTGACGGTGGCCCACGGTGCCCCGATTCCGTGGCGGTGGGACGACGCCCACAACCTAAGCCTCATGCACGTCCCGGCCGACGTGGACGTGGCGATACGCCTCGACCTCGACGAAGTGCTCGACACGGGCTGGCGGGAAGCCCTGGAGCGTGACTGGAAGCCCGACACGACGAAACTCCGCTACTGGTACTGGTGGAGCAACGAAGTGCGGTTCCGATGCGATCGCGTACACACCCGGCACGGGTATCGGTGGACCGGGGCGACCCACGAGGGGCTTGTGCGGTGGTCCGGCGAAGAGGTGCAGACCTACTCTGACGGATTCGTGATCCGCCACCACCGGCAGCCCGACAAGAAACACCGCACCGACCTGGAGCTACTCCGGCAGGCCGTGCGTGAGAATCCGACCGATGCCCGAATGGCGTGGTATCTGGCTCGGGAGTTGGACTACGCCGGCGACAAGGAGGCGGCCCCGGCGTTTGCGGCCTACCTGCGGATGCAGGGCGGGGCTCCCAACGAGCGGGCCTACGCTCGCCGGGCGTTGACGCGGCTGGACCCGAAGGGTGCCAACCTGCACATGCTCGCGGCGATGCTGGAGGCACCGCTTGAGCCGGAGCCCTACGTCCACGTTGCCAACCTCGCCTGGAAGAAGCGGGATGCCGCGGCCACGCTGCACTTCGCCCGACAGGCGATCAACTGCAACGATGAGAACAGGACGCATACGAGCGATCCGGAGTGCTATGGGGATGCACCGGCAGACCTTGCCTATTCCGCCGCCTACGATTTGGGCCTGCTTGACGAGGCTCTCGTCTACGCCCGCGAGGCCGCAGCCCGCAACCCCGGCGAGCCTCGCCACGCCGCCAACGTCTCGGCACTTGAGAGAATGATAGGAGAGGACGGACCCAAGCCATGAATGCCATAGAAATACTGATCTGCGACTCGCTCGCAGACTCGCTCTCCAAGTTCACGTTCTCCGGCGACATCAAGACGATCACCGCGGTGCGGAGGATCGTCCCCGACGAGGTGACGGAAAATCTGGATACGCTCCAGGTGTCTGTGGTTCCCGGCGAGGTGGACGTGAGCAATCACACCCACGGGGCCGACCTTTTCGAGCCGACCGTGCATGTCGTTATCGCCAAGCGATTCGACACCGACGCCGAGCTGGATTCACTCTACGACCTGCGGAGCGACATCGTAGACGCCATCCGCTCCAAGGCGTTGCCAGCCTCGACGCCGGCCATGCCGGCCGGCACCCACTGGATGAGCATCCAAAACGTCGTCACGTTCGGCCGCGATCAAGTGGCGAACATGCGGACGTTCCTTGCCGACATCGCCGTGGTTTACCGGCGAAGCCAGGAGAAGGTGCTTTGAACATCCCGGTCAAGATTCCCAATCTTGGGATGCGGGCGAACACTTCGGCATTCTTCGACAAGGATGCCGTGAAGGGTGCCCTGTCGGAAATGGAAAGGAAGGCGCTGTCTAAGGCGTCGCTGGTCATCAAGGACAGGGCATTCCGCATTATCAAGAAAAGGGGTCTGGCGAGGATTCCGCGGAAGCTCCAAGAGAAGCATCCGGGTGCAGGCCCGACGGCACTGTTCAACAAGGGGCTCATATCCGGCAAGCAGCGAGACATCATAATCCGCGAGGTGCAGACGCCGAAAGGATCCCCGGCTGGCACTCCTCCATACACGCATACGCCTTACGCTGGCCACCAGGCATCATTCCTTGGGTTTCGCCGGAATCTCTGGAACTTCTACGACGCATCCACGCACGCCGGCGTAGTCGGGCCGTCGAAGAAGGGGAGAATGATCCCCTATCTGCACGAGTTTGGCGGTGGGCTGCGGCTGCGGACCTGGGTGTGGGTGCCACAGAAGTTCACGAAAAGCGGCCGGATGAGGAAGCCAATCGTGATGAAACTGCCGCTGGGCCAGTCGCCAAGCGATGCCACCAAGTGGCGGCCCACGGCGATGATCGACTCCGTGATCTACCCGGCCAGGCCGTTCATGCAGCCGGCCATGGATTTCTGCATTGCCAACGGCTCAATAGCTCGAGCGTTCGGCGGGACATTCCGCAGCACAAGCGGGCCAAACGCCGGTTACTCGGTCAGGCGTGGGTAGCCTAACTGGTATACTGACGTTCAGGTGGCCGACTCGGCCCAGACTCGCACAGCAGGAGCGTCTCAATGCCCGTCGCACACAACTATCAGCTCGGCAAGGACTGCACGTTTTCGTTTGCAAGCGCGATCGCAAACAAGGATGTGAAGTCCGTGAACTTCGTTCGCGAGACTGCTGCCGAGGCCGACGTGACGACCCGCGGTTCCGACGTTATCCAGGAGTTTGTTCCGGTTCGCCAAAACACGACCGTGGAAGTCGTGTGTCTGGACCACAGTTGCGTCATGCACGGAACTGGAGTGCTGTCTGTCGCCGGTGCCACCGGAGCCGCCGTTACGGGCGTCTACTACGTCAACAACATTTCGGTTCCGCAGGAAATCGACGGTGCTGTTGAGTTCACGATCCAGCTCAAGCGATTTGTTGGAGTGTGATAGCCCATGCCAATCGACGGCGGAGGCGGGCGGTCTTACGTCCTCGGGCGTGAGTGCCGGCTGACCATCGAAGGCAGGGAGATCAAAGGCGCTTCGGACGTGTCTCTCCGAAACGTCAACTCAACGATCGACGGCACGTACTTCAATGCCAACGTGCAGTCAACTATTCCTGTTTTGTGGAACTTAGAGATTTCGTTTTCGTGCCCAGATATGGATGACGCCCAATACGTTCGGTCAATGCGGTGGAAGCAAGTCGGAAAGTATTTCATCCCAAGAGTTGTAACTGTTGAGATGGAAGGTGGAGTTTTCGATCAAGCGGTTTATCGCAACGATGGATGGGGCGCGGTCACTTACATCCCGTACATCATCCACGAGATTGAATCCGACGAGCCAGTGAATGGTGCTGTCATTCCCAGGTTTACGCTTCGCAGATGGGCCGGCGAAACGAGGGATGTGCAGTGAATAACCGATTCACCGACCGCAAGGGCCGCGAGTGGAAGCTGGAGGCAAACTTCGCCTCCTACGGCCGCGTTCGAGACGCCACCGGCGTCAAGCTCTACGACATCGCGACCGAGAACCGGGAAAGCCTGGTGCAGCTTGCCGACGCCCTCACGCTCGGCCAGGTGTTGTGGGCCATGGTTGAGCCGCAGGCGGAAGCCAAGGGCGTGACTCCGGAGGATTTTGCGGAATCGTTCGACGGCGAGATCGTTGATGCCGCATATCACGCCTTGCTTGAGGTGATGATTTTTTTTTGCCACCCCCGCCAGAGGAAGGTGCTCGAGATCGCGGTGAGAAAGCTGCGGGAAGTGGAGCAGATGGCGGACAAGAAGGTGGACTCCGAGATGGAGGGGCTGGAGCAAGAGATCGACCGGGCAATCGGCCTGTGGACATCTGGACTCTTGGCTACGAGCTTGCCGGGATCATCGGCGTCCACCCGGGTCAATGGTCCCTGCGAGAACTCACCGATGCAGTCCGCGGGCGACAACGAGAGGACTGGAATCACACCTGTGCCGTCCTCGCCCAACTGACGGAGCTGCATCGCGATCCAAAGAAGCGTTCCCGCCCGTATGACGCCAGCGAGTTCCATCCGATGCGGCAGCCTTCCCCAGTCCCGGTAACTACAGAAAAGGTGCTGAAAGAGATCGTATGAGCACCGTAGCCGCAGTCCGTGCAGGACGCACCTTCGTCGAAGTATTGATGGACGACACGCAGTTCCGTGCCGCTATGACGCGGGTGGAGCAGCGGATGGTGAAGTTGAGTCGGTCGCTCAAAACCATGGGTGCCAGCATGGCCGCCACCGGTGCGGTTATGGGGCTGCCGATGGTGCTGGCCGCCAAGCAGGCCGCGAAGTTTGAGGATGCCCTTCTTGAGTTGAAAGCCGCCGAGAAGTCGATCACGCCAGACGCGCTCAAGCGCGTGCGGGACGAGGCGATCAGTCTCTCAAAGGCGCTTGGCGAGTCGCCGGAAACGGTGATGCAGGCTTTCACGTTGCTCATCAAGGCCGGCATGACGGTCGAGGATGCGATAAACGGCGTTGCCAAGTCGGCAGTGCAGTTTTCGCGGGTCTCGGGCGTGTCTGCCGAAGAGGCCGCGACGTTCATGAAGACGGCCATGAATATGTTCGGTGTGACGGCGGCCGAAGCGGTTGACACGTTATCCGCTGCCGCGGACTCAACCGAAGCGACGATGGCCGGGCTTGTTGAGGCGTTCGGTCTTGTGGGGGCGGTTGCGGCCGGGACCAACCAAACGCTGTTCGGCACTGCCCAGGCGATTGCGGCCTTGGCGAAGTCTGGCATTCACGGCGAGGAAGCCGGCACCGGCATCAAGGTATTTCTGTCGCGACTGATCGCCCCTTCCGGCGAGGCCACCGAGGCGCTTGCCAGGCTCGGGCTGACTGTCGAAATGTTTCGCGACAAGGCCGGCGATCTGCTGCCGCTCTCGCAGATGGTTGAAATCTTGAATAAGCAGCTCGGGCATCTTTCGCATGACACCCTCGACAAGATCATGCGGGACGATGCGATTGTGCGTGTATTTGGCGACCGCGGCATCAAGGTGATGAAGACGTTTGCCGTTCTTGGCAAGGCCGGCATGGAGGAAGTCGCGATTGCGATGGAAAGAAGCCGATCGGTTTCCGAGAAGCATCAGATTGTCATGGCTGGCCTGACTGGCACGTTCTTGCGGCTGCAAAACTCTGTCAAGCTGATGGCGATTGCGTTCATGGAGGGCGGAACTCCGGCTCTCAAGAAGTTTGCCGACGCCGCGATCCCCGTGATGGATTCCATCTCGTCGCTGCTGACGAGCGTGCCGGCAATCTCTCCGGCCCTTGCGGCCATGGCCGCAGCCCTGTTTGGCGTCGGCATTGTTGCGACTGGCCTTGGTTTCGCCGTGCAGTTTGTGGCCTATGGGTTGAGTGGCCTCGCCCTCCTAAAGCCGATCATCGTGGCCGCCCTTGGGGTTATTTCGACCGCCGTGTATGGGCTTGCGGCTGCGTTCACGGTGCTGCGTGCTGTCGTTGAACGGTTCCCGGTCGCCAGCATCCTTGGGTTCGGTGCCTTCGGGTTAGCCGCCATGGGTGCCATGGTGGCGACCAGGAAGGTCGGGGCGAAGGCTGGTGACGCTGCCGCAGTCGGCGGGGCCGCAGGCGATCCGGCCAAAATCAAACGCGACCAAAACCGCGATCCGCTGGCACAACCAGGCAAGCAAGGTGCCGGGATGGCATCTGGCGATCGAGGGAAATCGCTCGGCACGTTCGCCGCTGCCGTGGCGTCGCAGATGGGCATTGGTCCGGCGCTTTCATCGCAGGATCAGATGGTCAACTTCGCCGCCATGACCGCCGCCAACACCGAAGAGTTGGTCAAGCAAAGCATGGTGATCCCGCAACAAATCGCTGCCGAGATTTTCAAGTCAATCGGCAACGTGA